ACGCCTGCGGGTTCGGTAACTTTAGCCGAAGTGGTTTTAGAGCCTAAGAAAATCAAAAACGAAGCAGAAATTTGTAAAGAGCATTTTCGTAATGTATGGGATACCGCTACAATGGGCTTCTCTGCACATAACGACAATATGCCTGTTGATGAAGAGCAAGCTTTATTAGTTGAAATTTTAGCCGATACTGCACAAGCTACAGACGCAAACATTTGGACGGGAGATGCTACAAATGACGGAGAGTTTGACGGGTTTATTCCTTCATTCTTAGCTGATGCAACAGTAATCGATGTTACCGCTACAACTATTACCGCTTCAAACGTAGTAGCTGAAATGCAAAAAGTAACAACTGCCGTGCCTATCGCTTTGAGAAGAAAAACAGATTTAGTTTTCGCTATCTCTCCTGATGTTGCTCAATTCTATAACAACGCTTTGATTACTGCGGGAATCAACAACGGTTTAGGCGGTCAAGGTCAAGACTTGTACTTAGGAATGTACAAATTAGAGATTGTGAACGGTTTACCTGCAAACACTATGGTAATTTACCAAAAGAAAAACCTTTATTTCGGTACGGGTCTATTGTCTGACCACAACGAAGTACGTATCAAAGATATGGATGAGACCGATTTAAGCGGTACAGTACGTTACAAAATGGTTTACACGGCAGGCGTGCAATATGTAAGAGGTAACGAGATTGTATTATATACTACTTACACAGTATAATTATTAACATAACCGCCTCTTAATTGGGGCGGTTTTTAAAACAAATATATATGGCTTGTGATTTTATAACCAGCGGTAGACTGTTAGAGTGTAAGAACTTTACGGGCGGTTTGAAAAATGCTTACTTTGCACCTTTTGCAAATTACGGATTTACTACAACCTCTTCAGAGCTTACTTCTATCGGGACACTTGACGAGGTATTTAAATTTGAATTAAAAAATACGGGCAACGTACCTACAGAAACAGAAACCGCTTCGAGAGATAACGGGACTATTTTCTACGATGCTACTATTGAATTGGTATTAACGGGATTAAGTGCGCCTTTAGTTAATCAGGCAAAACTTTTGAGCCGTGATAGAATGGTTTTATTTTTAGAAGACAACAACGGTTTGGTACACTGTTTTGGTATTGCTAATGGTGTAGACAAAACAACAGGAACGAGAGAGATTGCAGGAGATTTAGGCGGGTTCTACGGACTTAAAATGACTTTCCAAAGTCTTGAGCCTGATACTGCGCCAATCTTATCAAGTTCAGCTAAAACATCGTTATTAGCGATTGTTTCAAGTGTTTACGTGAATGACTAATCTTTAAAAGAAAGGAGCATTAAACCCGTCTACTAAGGCGGGTTTTTTGTTTTAATACAAAACACAATTTTATCGTTATTATAATATGACAATATTAAGACCAGCACTTACTCCGCAAACAATAACAATTATACCACGTTATACCGTACCGTATATTACTGTTATTTTATTAAACGAAGAAACGCAAGTTCTTAATCAATACGAAATAGAAGACTTAGTTTATTTAAACGGTTATTTAACAATTCGATTTGACTTTGAATGTTTAGAGGGTCAAAGTTTCAATTTAGAGATAAAAGATGGCGATACTGTTTTATTTAGAGGCAAAGCGTTTGCAACGGATGAAACAGATTTAGAGAATTACAAATTAAGTAAAAACTTACTACAATGAGCGATATAAGAATAGTTAATTTATCTTCACACCAAAGCCCAATATTCACACCTACAAAAAATAAAGAGTGGATGCTGAACGGTAAGGATAATTCGGGTTACGATTACATTATAAATCGATACAAATATAGCCCTACTAACTCGGCAATTATAGACAGCTATTCTAACTACATTTACGGTAAAGGATTAACGGCTAAATATACACCCGCTCAGGCTTCTGAATGGGCAAAAATTCAAAGCATAATAACCAAAGATGAACTGAGAAAAATTTGTCAAGACTTTGCCATTTTTGAAGAATCAAGCGTTGAGATAATTTTAGGTAAATCAGGAAGCGACATCGTAAGTATTACGCATTTACCAAAAGAGAAAGTTATGCCGAGTGTAGTTGATGAAAACGGAGAAATCTCTTCTTATTTTTATAGCTATGATTGGAGTGATATTCGTAAATATCCGCCTGAAGAAATACCCGCTTTCACTTTAGATACTAAAGAAAAAAGAACGGTTTACGTAATTAAAAGATATAGTATATCTGACTTCTATTTCACAAGACCATCTTACTTTAGCGGTTTAAACTATGCCGAGCTTGAGGAAGAAATTTCTATTTATTGCGTTAACCATATTAAAAACGGTTTGAGTGCGGGACACATTATAAACTTTAACGATGGCGAAGCAGACCCTGAGGTTAAAGATGCAATAGAACGCAATATAGACCGTAAATTAGCGGGTGCGACTAATAGCGGTAAAAGAATATTATCGTTTAACTCAAATAAGGAAAACGCTACTACAGTTGAAGCAATAGAGATAAGCGATGCACACCAACAATATCAATTTTTAAGCGAGGAAGCACGCCGTCAATTAATGGTAGCGCACAAGGTTACAAGCCCGATACTTTTTGGAATTAAAGATAACACGGGTTTTGGTAACAATGCGGATGAAATGACAACGGCTTATGATGAATTAATGATGAACGTTATCCAACCAATGCAGGAAGTAATTTTAGATGGTTTAATGGAATTACTAAGCCAAAACGGGATAAGTTTAGAGTTGGAGTTTATACCATTAAGACCAAAGGTTATTGAGCCAACTATTACGGCCTTATCAAAACAATATAAATTTAATGAGGTTTCAGTTGCTGAGGGTTTAATTGCTTTGGGTGAAGATGAAAATCTAAACGATTGGGATTTGGTTGCCGAGTGTGAGGTTGACTATACAAATGAGTATAGCTTTGCGAGTACGGGTTCAGCATTCCCAAACGCCAAAAGTGAGCAGGACAATGCGGATTATATGGTTAGATACCAATACGCACCGTTAAAAGTTAGCGATAATAGTAGAGAATTTTGCAAAAAAATGGTAGAAGCTTCTAAAATATACCGTAAAGAGGATATTATTAGAATGGAAAATGAAATTGTAAATGCGGGTTGGGGTGCAAATGGTGCTGATAAATATTCTATTTGGCTATACAAAGGCGGTGGCGACTGTCATCACAAATGGTTTAGAAAAATATACGTTAAAAAAGGCGTAAAAGTTGATGTAAACAGTCCTTTAGCTGAGTTAATTTCAACTACAAAAGCACGTTCAGAGGGTTTTAATCCACCTGCAAATAACGATTTAGTAGCGATTGCGCCAAAGGATATGAAAAACAATGGATTTTTAGAACCGAGATAATTATGAAAGCGATAATAAGAGCCGTAGATATTGCAAAATACACCCCTATCGGTGGCAATGTTGATATAGATAAATTTTTACCGTGCGTTTTGGATGCGCAAATAACAGATTTAGAGCCTTTACTTGGTGAAAGTCTATACAATAAAATTGCCACAGACTATGAAGCCAACACGTTATCAGGTTTATATTTGACTTTGTACGACGATTATATTAAACCGTTTCTTATCCACGCAAGCGCAAAGAATTATTTTTTAATTGGGGCTTACCAAATCAACAACGGTGGAATAACTAAACACACTTCAGAGAATAGTGAAGGCATAAGTAAAAGCGAAATAGACTACTTATACACTAACCAACGAAGCAAATGCGAAGTTTATGCAGGTCGTATGAAAAAATGGCTTACACGTAACAGAATAGCGGAATATTACGCCTTTAATGAAGTGGTAAACAAAAGACCTGTTAATTATGGTAGTTGGTATTTTGGCGGGGCTTCAAGTTGTGGTAACGAACAAATTGATACTTATGGGCAAGACTAAGAAACCAAGCAAACCGAGATTGGTCAACGAAAAAAAATTACAAATATTTTTAGCGAAATTCAAAAAAGATGGCAAGACAAACGATTAATATCGGTACAAATCCGAACGACGGAACGGGTGACCCGTTAAGAAATGCCTATGATAAATGCAACGATAATTTTTTAGAATTATACGAACAAGGTGGGGCTAATATTACGGTTAACAATCCCGTTACCTCTACAGAAACAACTTTAGACGATGCTTTGGCTGATTTAGTTGGTGGCGGTGGCGGTGGCGCAGTAGATTCAGTAAACGGACAAACGGGCGTTGTATCAATAGACTTAGAAAGCGTGTTGACAGAGGGTGCAACGGCTACTGATAAGACTATTGAATTAAATAGTGCAAGTTCGGATGATGTAATTTTACTTGATGCACCAAGTCAAACAATTGGGGTTGTAAATTTATTGACTGGTGCTATTGCTGCAATAAAAAGCACTTTTGTTGAAGTTAGTTTAGGTGGTGAGGGTATTCGTATTTTAAAAGATAAAATCAGAAGAACAATAAGTGGGTTTTATTCTGATTTAGTATTTACAAATCCAACGGCAAACCGAACTATTACTTTTAAAGACGAAAGCGGAACGGTTGCTTATTTGTCTGATATTCCAAGTTCAAGCGCATACAAGTTTATACAAACATCACAAACCGCTCACACGGGTACGATATTAGAAACTTTAATAGCAACCGCAACTATTAACGGGGGGAGTTTTAGCACTTCAGATGTTATGAAAGTTTTATTCGGTATTAACAAAACGGGAACGGGTGGAACTTACACCTTACGACTTAGAGTAAACACATTAAACACCTTAGTAGGTGCTACACAAGTAGCATTATTTACTTCTGCGGGTAGTTCTGCTCAAATGTCAATTATGTCGAGAAGTTTATCTTTAAACGGAGGTAATTTATACGGCTATTCTTTTACGGGAAATGCACTTACAGACATCGCAAGTATTGGTGGTGCTTTAAGTTCAACTGCTTATAATACTGCAAATACATTGTATTTCTTTTTTACGGTGCAATTAGCAAACGCAGGGGATTCAATTACGCCTAACCTAACTAATTTGACTAATTAATGAAAACAATAATCAACAAACAATCGGGCAAAGTCTTGTTTGCAATAGCAACTTGGGAAGATACAGAAACCGAAATAGCAATCGACGAAATCTTAACAGAGCCTTTTATAGTGCCTTATTTCAATCAAGAAATGGAAGTTTTTTACGAGGGTGCGACACAAGAAGAAATAGCAGAATATCAAAAGACTTTAGTTCCGCAAGTTATAACAAGAAGACAGTTTAAAATCGCTTTGGCTATATTAGGTAAAAACGAAAACGATATTTTAAACGGGATTAATCAACTGTCAGAGCCTACAAAGACAATAGCTTTAATAAGCTATACAGAGGCGGGAACTTTTGAACGTACTAACCCCGAATTGATATTCGTTGGTAAAACATTTTTACAAATGACAGACGAGCAAATTGATAATATTTTTATAGTTGGAAATCAGTATTAATATGGGATTGCTTTTATTTTTTATTGCGGTTATTTTATTTATCCCGCTTTCGATTATAAACTTTTTTTGCGTGCTTTATAAGTACAAAATTAAATGGAATACTATAAACGGTTTTTTTCATCAAACCGCCAAAACCGCCGAATAGCCTGAAAATACTGTTCTTAGCCCCCCGTCGGGATATAAACCGTATGATTACACTCCTTGCAGTTAAATCCCATGCATGTCATAGAAGCCTCTGTAGGTATCCCATCTACTTCACTCATCGC